AACGTGGGTAGTAAGCTGGCCACAAACCCTAACACACCATGCTTTGCCTGCTACGCTCGTAAACTGCAACGCCTACGTCCAAGCGTCGATCAAGGTTGGAAAGCTAACCTAATCAAATGGAAAGCATCTGATCCGGATCAATGGGAACAAGCAATGACGTTTCAAATTCTAAGATATAATACTGACAGTTATCATCGTTGGTTTGATAGTGGTGACTTGCAAAGTGTAGGCATGCTGCAGTCTATAGTCAACGTATGCTTGATGACGCCTAACATAAAGCACTGGCTCCCTACGCAAGAACGCGGCATAGTGTCGAAGTTTAAGCGCAAAGGCGGAGTGCTACCAAGTAACCTAGTCATACGGGTATCGGCCAGCCTACTGAACGGCGCAATGCCTAAAGGTTACAGGAACGGAAGTCAGGTGTTCACTAAAGGTTATGAGCCACGCGGTAAAGAGTGCAAGGCGCGTACTCGTGGCAACAGTTGCGGTACATGCCGCGCATGTTGGGATAAATCAGTAGAACTAATTAGCTACCCTAAACATTAGACCAAGGAGTAAACCAATGAGCAACCTTCCGCTGATAATCGAGTTACTAATTGGCTTCATAGCATTTACAGGCTTCATAGTTGCACCCTTGCTGTTACTAATTGCAAACTTGAAACATAGGAGTTAGGACAATGACACACACACCTTGGATTCAATGGCGCGACGACTACCTCCCCAATATAATTTTTATTGGCCCAAGAAAGGGCGAAACCAAGTTGCGTGTTTGGCATCCCGACCAAGAAAAAACGGCGCAGGATGTTCTCCGCGCAGTCAACAGCCACGACAAGTTGGTGGCGGCTTTGGAAAAGATTGCGGGCGGACATACGGACAGCGACGCGCCGGATATTATGGCATACGGCGTTGAGGAGGCAGCAGAGTTTAGGGGCGAAATGTGGGGATGGAGCCAACGCGTCGCTAACAAAGCACTAGCCGAAGCGAAGGGGAGGGATGAAAACCTACAAAGTTCTTTTACTATACCATGGAGTAAGACATGAACGACAGTGAGTGGTTCAAACTTGATTCAATTAGTCAAACCAAGCTAATGATAGAGATGTATAAAGATAGATTAAACCAGTTGACAGTAAAGAACCGTGATGCTATAAGACAACACCAACTCAAACAAAGGATATATAATTATGCGACTCGTACCTCTAAACCACAACATGACCGAACTAACCTTCTCGGATAAGTCTGTTTTGTTCAGCTACAAAACGCCAGTAGCCGGACACGACCAGACGGGACCATTCCGCACCGACCAACAATATTCGAAGACAACGACAAAACACATCAACAAGTACCTGGGACACGGCATTGGCCGGGTTGTACCACAAAGCTACATTGAGGAGCTCACATCATGATGAAAATTAGCCTATGCGACGGAACCAAGGGCAACAGATACAGCTGGGGACTAACTCGCAAACGTATCCTGCGGAAACGCTATGGCATCACTAAGGGTAAGACAATGATTGGGTTGCACTTTGGACTCTACACGATCTACTTCAGCCGATTGAAACCTCTTAAACGTTTGGGTTCGTATTGGGCAATTGAAAATTAAATTCTTTTTTTGTCTTGACAATTCGTTTCACTTGGTTTACCCTATACTCTTAGTATACAATATTGTATACTAAGAGTACTCTCTTAGAATACACAATAAAGGATATCTAACAATATGATCTCTACAAGGACCTACTTAGGACTCAACATTGAATACAATACTGTTCCCCCTATGAGGGACTCATAAGGAAATCCGATGAAAACCTATAAAGTTCTCTCAGCCGATGGCTCGCCCTGTAACGGCGGAAGCGGAACATGGCATCTGCCAAAAGGCAAGCGCCCCGGCAAATGGATGGAGCCAATTAAAGGCGAGTTAATACCTTGTGAAAACGGATACCACCTATGCCGCCGCAAAGACATCATGCAATGGTTAAACGAATCCATCTATGAGGCAGAGTATCGCGGCGAAATCATCAAACAAGATGATAAGATTGTTGTTCGTGAGGTTAGGCTGCTTCGTAAGTTGAACTGGAACGACAAGATTGCACGGTTGTTCGCTGCTGATTGTGCGTATCATGTGCTTGAGATATTCGAGCGAGTTCATCCAGACGATCTGCGCCCAAGACAAGCGACTGAAGCGGCACGCGCTTTCGCGCGAGGCGAAATAAACCAGCAAGACATGACCGTTGCTTGGACCGCTGCTAGGGACGCTGCTTGGGACGCTGCTTGGACCGCTGCTAGGGCCGCTGCTTGGGCTGCTACTAGGGCCGCTACTAGGGCCGCTGCTAGGGCCGCTGCTGGGGCCGCTGCTTGGGACGCTGAACAAAAATGGCAGAGCCGCAGACTGTTTGAATATTTGGAGGGCCGGAGATGAAAGCCCAACAGCCACATAGAATGACCGTAGACGAAAAGTACATGCACCGAGATTGGTCGATGAACGTGCGGTACATCATTAACGCCGCTGAACGGTTACGCAAACGCAACGCAAACGTGGCGCTTCAAAGAAGACTAAGGGACATAAGGGACCGGCGGAGGATACGGGGTATACCCTATGGTATCAGTGAGGATCTAGGTCATCTAGGTGTGGCGCTGCCAGAATTTAGTGAGGAAATAGGAGACAAGGAGAAATGAGGTGCGCCATATGTGACTCCAAGCTTATCAGGACAACGGTTGGGGAAGACCTTTGCGGTACTTGTCTGTATGAAATTAGGAAGTCTCTTAGTCCATCATTGGAAGATCTGATATATCAATATAACATCGAGGAGTTCAGCAGTGAAACGCAGTGACGTGCTAGAAATGGCCGGGAAATACATATCCCAAGATCGGGCGATGGTCTATGGCGACGCTAAAAAACAACACGCTAGAATAGCTGAGTATTGGTGTCAGTACTTGGACCTGCCCAGCGATAGGATATCTGCACAGGACGCAGCCGTTATGATGGTCCTGATGAAGGTAAGCCGTTTGAACCATAGGCCTACGGCTGATTCTTTTATTGACATCTGTGGTTACAGTGCGTTAGCCTGCGAAATAGGGGAAGATGAGATGGAGGTAGCAAAAATATGATGCAATATTGGAGTACATTCGGTTCCAAAAACAGAAAAACGGGGTACAATATGAGACAATCGTTGTTTAAGAGGGTAGAATTACTACGACAAGAACTTCAGGACATTGTAGACATCGCTAAACTCATCGATGGCAATCCTTGGTACGCAACAATTGCAAGAGAGGCCTTGACACGGGACTCAGATAGGTTAAAGTTAGACAAGTCTCTTGAACAACAATGGAAACACGCAGATGCAATATAGAACACGATGTGACAGGTGTGGGGAAAGTTGTGAATTCGTTATGACTGTAAGCCAAGTCGACCAACACTACTGTTGGTCTTGTCAGAGTGAGACTCACAGAAGTATGACCGTGGACAACGCAGCGACCAGACTAATAGATCAATATGGAGAATGACATGGACAGGATAGGCGAGGCTTTCCCTCGTAGATACGGTGAACACGTTGGCAAGCTCTACCTAAGATACTTGGTCGAACACGAGTACCTTGCAAAAGAAGCAGCAGGGTTCTACGAAGAGCTATCACAGATAAACAACAAGTCAATTCATTATTTCCTTGCTGAGGCCTTGACAGAGTATTGGTTATACCTTAGTCAACAGTGTCCCATTGATGAAGAGGATGAAATTAATTGACTGAAACAGTGAAGACACACCAGCCCTGTCACATGTGCGGCAGCAGTAACGCAGGTGCCGTGTACGATGACAATCATTTCTATTGTTTCTCTTGCAGAGGATATTCAAAGTTCGCCTATTTAGAAGACGGGGATGCAGAGGTGGTTGAAATGCAGAGCTACAAGAAGCCAGTGCAGGACACCCCTTGGTCAAAGCGTAACATCAGTGATGCCGTTAAAGACTACTACGATGTGGTTGCCAGCGATAAGCAGGTTAAGTTCCCCTACTTCTCATCTGCAGGTGTGCGCGTAGCGTCTAAGATACGATCAGCTGGTAAGATATTCTCAACCGAAGGATCTTTTAAAGACAGTGTATTGTTCGGCATGCACACCCTGAACAAAGCTGGGTCAGCCAGATCTAGTACGATCATCGTGACCGAAGGCGAGGCCGATGCAATGGCAGCCTTCCAGATGGCTAACTCTATTTCACCAAACGCTTTATCTATCAGTAAGCGCAGCACCATTGTACCTGCAGTGTCTATCAAAAGCGGAGCGGCTAGTTCGGAAAGGGATTTTAAGAACCATCTGGAATTTCTTGAAAGTTTCAGCAGGGTGTTCATTTGCTTTGACTCTGACAGCGCAGGAGAGCAGCCTGTGGAGCGTTGCGCTAAGTTATTGAGCCCCGGCAAGGCCTATGTGGTCAAGCTAGAACACAAAGATCCCTGCGAGTATTCTAAGCGTGGTCTGGATAGCGAGTTCTTGGCCCATTTGAAGAACGCAGCGTGCTACACACCAGCCGGGATAAGCAACGCAGCCAGTAACTTCGACGGGCTGTGGAGTGAACAGAACCTGAGCAGCATAGACTTCCCTTGGAAGCGTTTGCAGCAGAAAACTCTGGGCATTCGCGCCAGAGAGATATGCACATGGGCAGCAGGGACAGGTGTTGGTAAGAGTAGCATCTTGAGAGAACTACAACACTACTATTTGAAAACTACTGATTCAAACATCGGCATCATCGCCTTGGAAGAGTCTGTTGACAGGACACGGCGCGGTATCCTAGCCGTTGAAGCGAATGACAGGCTACATTTGAATGAAGTATTCGCCAAGTACAGTAAAGAAGAAGTCAAGAAATACTTTGACAATACTTTGGCAAGCGGACGAGTATTTATATACGATCACTTCGGATCGCTAGAGATGGAAGACCTATTGAACCGTGTGCGCTATATGGTTCAAGGCCTTGACTGCAAGTACATCTTCATTGACCACCTTAGCATACTGGTGTCTGGTCTAGACATAACCGATGAGCGGAAAGCTATTGACCGGACCATGACTATGCTAAGGCAGGTCACTGAGGAAACGGGATGTGCCATTCACTTGGTTACACACTTGAGACGCTTGAACAGTGACAGGTCACATGAAGATGGAGAAGAGGTAAATTTAGGCCATCTTAGAGGCTCACATGGTATAGCTCAGATCAGTGATACTGTAATCAGCCTAGAGCGTGACACGCAGAGCGATGACGCCGTGGAGT